GCGCCGGCGTTGGGTGCGATGGTGTTCGGCGTCGCCTGTCTCGCTGCCGCGTTCGCGTTGGCCCGTTCCGAAAAAGTCGGTGACGACAAATGATTCTTGACCGTCTCGTACCGCAACGACGACAAGACGAACGAGCCATCTCGTTCCAGTCGTTGTTCGCGCTCGGCGACGGCTACACCTTCACCACGAACTCTGGCGTCTACGTCACCCAAGAAGACTCACTCAAGATCGGCACGGTGTACGCCTGCGTGCGTCTCATCGCCGACACGATTGCCTCGCTGCCTGTCGACTCCTACATCCGCCAGGAGGGCGTGCGTCTTCAGTATCGGCCGCGGCCGGCGTGGCTTGATGCGCCAGACATCGGCGTCACCAAGGACGACCACTTTCAGCAGGTCATCGTTTCGCTGCTGTTGAACGGCAACAGTTTCACGCGCATCATCCGCGACGAAGAAGGCGAAGTACTCGCCCTGTCGGTGTTGAACCCGCAGTACGTCGAGGTGCGCCGCGACAACTACGGGCGTCTCTTCTACGTGCACAACGCCAAGGACCGCATCGAAGACGTCGACATGATCCACATCAAGGACCTGACTCTGCCGGGCGAGTTGCGCGGCAAGTCGCGCATCGACCTCGTCAAAGAGAATCTCGGCCTGTCACGTGCGCTCGAAGAGTTTGCGGCACGCTTCTTCGGACAAGGCTCGTCGACGTCGGGCATCATCCAGTTCCCCGGCAACCTGTCCCGCGAACAAGCCAAGAACCTCGTTGACGCATTCGAGGACGGCCACAAAGGTCTGCGCCGTTCGCACCGCCCAGGCATCCTCTTTGGTGGGGCAACATTCCAGAAGACCGGTGTCGACCCGAACGAATCACAGTTCATCGAATCACGCCACTTCGCAGTCGAAGAAATCGCACGCATCTTCCGTGTACCGCCATCGATGATCGGTGTGACTACGCCAGGTGCGATGTCGTATGCGTCGGTCGAAGCCAACCAGCTTTCGTTCCTGCAACACTCGCTCGTTCCGTACTTGAGCAAGCTTGAATCCGAATACAGCGTCCTGTTGGCGGGTCGTGCGTTCATCCGATTCACCACCGCAGGTCTGCTGCGTGGCGACATCGCCGCACGTAACGCCTCGTACCAATCAGGACTCAACAACGGCTACATGTCCGTCAACGACGTTCGCCGTTTCGAGGACATGACACCGATCGAAGGTGGCGACGCCTACCGTGTGCCGCTCACCAACATCGACATCACCGCAGCAAACCTCGCCGACTTGGACCGCAAGTCGGCAATCGCCCAGCGTCTCATCGCCTCAGGATTCCAACCAGCATCAGTTCTCAAAGCCCTCGACATGCCAGAGATCGAGCACACCGGTGTGCCGACCGCGGCCCTGCAACCTCTCTCTTCCATCAACCCGATTGCGCCAGCAACCGTCTACGACGCAGGCACACGTGAACTCAACCTCAACATGCCTGAGCAAATCATCCACGTCCCAGCCCCGCACGTGCATGTCGACGCACCTGTCGTCAACGTGCCTGAGACGGTCGTCAACGTCAATGTGCCGGAGCAGCGCACGGTCATCCGTAGCGTGGTGCGTGGCGAAGATGGTCGAATCAGTGAAATAATTGAAAGGATTGAGGACTAATGGCAACTGGTGTTTCTTCATACCTGGCGAACGCATGGCTTGACGCGGTCGGCAACGCAACATCTTTCTCGGTTGCGACCGTGTATGTAAAACTGCATGTCGGTGACCCTGGCGCAAACGGAACATCGAACGCGGCAACGGAAACAACACGCAAAGCCGCGTCGTTCGCAGCCGCCTCGTCGGGCTCGCTCGCATCTGATGCCGCAATCACTTGGACGAACATCTCCGGCTCGCAAGACGCAACCCACTTCACCGCATGGGACAACGTGTCCGCAGGGAACTTCCTCTTCTCGGGAACCATCACCGCCAACGCCTACTCGGCAGGCGACACGTTCACAATCTCGTCGGGCGCTCTCACGGTCTCACTGACGCTCGCGTCGTAAGTAGGCAACCGTGACCACACGGTTCATACTCGACACCTCGGAACTTGACGACGCAAACGTCGGACTTGACGGCCCGTCACCAGCGTTCGTCCTCGATACCTCCGCCCTCGACGGAAATGGCAAGCTCGACGGCGTCACCTTCACCATCACCGCAACGGCTGCCGCTGCGCTCGGTGCGATGTCGGCGTCGGCGACCGGCACAGTCATTCAGACCGTTACCGCTACAGCAGATGCACCGCTCGGTGCACTATCGGTCTCTGCATCGGCAACTATCAGCCACAACGCAACTGCCGATGCGCCACTCGGCGCACTGGCCGCAACCGCCTCAGCCACAATCAGCCACGAGGCAACATTTGATGCTTCGCTCGGTGCGTTGGCGTCGAGCAGCGATGCAACGGTCACCAAGATTGCCGAAGCATCATCGAATCTCGGTGCGTTGGCTGCCTCTGCCGACGGTCAGGTAACCGCATCGGCTTCAGCATCCGCCGATCTCGGCAGTCTTGATGCCACCAGCCAGGCTGTCATCAGCAAGGTCGCAGAGGCGTCTGCGGGGCTCGGAGAAGCGACATCGGCAGCGAGCGGGTCTGTCACCGTGGTCGCCACCGCAGAAGGGCTCCTGGGCGGTCTGGTGGCCGCAGCCGAAGGAGCCGTGTCATCGGATGCCGTCGGTGATGCCCCGCTCGGCGGACTCGACGCAACCGCAACCGCTGAGGTGACACCGCAACCGACGCCGACGGTTCTGCCTGCCGGCAGCCCGTACCGTCGCCCGCAACGCAAGAAGGTGCCCGATGTAGCACCTGTGCTACAAGAACCAGAACCTGTCATCGTGAACGTGGTCGAGGCGTTCGTTACGCCGATTGTTGCGTCGGTGACTGCGACGGCGACGGGTTCGGTGACGTTCAGCCGTGAGGAAGATGATTTGCAAGTATTGTTGATGCTCTGATGCCGTACTTCATCACCGACTCGTCACCCGACTGCTCGGGTTGGGCGACCATCAAGGAAGACGGCGAGGTCATCGGTTGCCACACCAGCAAACAGGATGCGATCGACCAGATGGTTGCGGTGTCGATTGCTGAAGGTATTCCGCCTGGCGGTGAACGCGGATACGACGATGACGAAGACGACTATCGTGCCGACGCACCAGCCCCAGCCAAGGACCAGATCACCGGGTCGGACGAGAACAAGCCGGGCTCTGCCGCAGGCAAGGGCGGCGGCATCGAACTTGACGAAGCAACCAACACCGCACTGTCGAACAAAGTCGAAGAACACAATCAGGACATGGCCGACCGTGACCGACCCGTGTGGACTCGAGTCCGACTTGGCGCGTTGAAGGCCGTCTACCGTCGCGGTGCTGGTGCCTACTCGACGTCGCATCGTCCTGGCGTGTCCCGTGGCGCGTGGGCGATGGCCCGCGTCAATGCGTTCCTGTTCCTTGCCCGCACCGGTCGACCAGAGAATCCTGCCTACGTCGGAGACAACGATCTACTGCACCCAGACCATCCGCGGTACTCGGAATCAAACTCCCTCGACGAGCGCGTCTCACCGAACCTGCCCGACGGCTACCGTCCCGCATCATCGGCAGACGTGCCCGCGAACCGTAACTGCGGCAACTGCGGCTACTACAAGAACTTCTACTGCAAACGTTGGGATGCCCTCGTATCGCCCGCGTACTACTGCAACGTGTGGGAAGGCGTCGAAGGTTTGCCGAACGACAACCCTGGACAGACGGTTCAGACTGGAGACATCAACGATGACGATCCGCAATACCAGCCATACGTCAACACCTACGATCGGCAGCTCTCCTTCGACGTGCCCGTCTACATTCGTGAAGCGGCCCGCAAAGGTTTGGATTACTACGGGCAGGGTCTCGCTGGTGAGGGTCTTGTGGCGAGAACTGTTCGTGAAGCCCGTGAGATGGCTGCGGGAAGAATCACGGAGGACAAAGTCATTCGTGCAAACGCTTGGGGAGCAAGACACCTGGTAGACCTCGAAGCGCCGCAGAACTCTGACGCCGACAACGACGGGTTCCCCGGTGCGGGTGCGGTCGCGTTCTACCTGTGGGGAATCAACCCGCTCGATCCGTCACCGGCGATGAACTGGTTTGAGCGGCAGGCGGAACGCATCCGCGAAGAGGAAGACCGGGTCGGCAGGCTGAACGTTCTTCGGCGTTTGTCAAAGCTGTTCGTGGACAAGTAATGTCCGCGTTGGGCTAACCTAGAGTGCCATGACCGACAAGGTTGAAACGCGACGTCTTACCGTCAACGAGTTCGAGGTTCGTGAAGGACCGACCGGTGACGGCATGTCATTCAGCGGCTATGCCGCAGTGTTCAACACCGAATCGGAACCGTTGCCGTTCCGCGAGTACATCCGCCCAGGCGCGTTCGCAAAGTCGTTGAAGTCGAAGAACAACATCCGCATGTACATGAACCACGATTCGACGATGCTGTTGGCGACGACACGCGCCAAGACGTTGCGTCTCATGGAAGATGAACGCGGTCTGAAGGTCGACGCCGATCTACCCGACACCACCGTCGGCCGTGACTTGTCGACGCTCATCAAACGTGGCGACGTGGATTCGATGTCGTTCGGTTTCTCGGTGCCGCCACGCGGCGACTCGTTCTCCGATGACGGCATGAAGCGTGAACTCAAAGAAGTCCGCCTCTACGAAGTCTCGGTCGTGACCGGGTTCCCCGCCTATCAGGCGACCAGCGCCAGCGTGCGCACCATCGACAAACTCGCCGAACGCACCGCAACCGATGCAGACAAACTCGCCGACGCAATCACCGTTCTCGAGGCCGGATCGGAGCTCGACGAACAGCAGGCGGCCCTGCTTCTTGAGGTCGTCGGGAAGTTGCGTAAGCAGCCAGAACCCGAATCGAAGATTCCTGCGTCGGTCTTGGCGAAACAGTTTGACCTGCAAAGCAAGTTCGCCTAGACTCGAGTCATCGCCTTCGCTGCGGAGCCGCAGGAAGGTGCCGGTTGAGGAGCCTCTCCGGGTGCGAT